TCTCTGAGCAGATTGAGCAACAGTTGACGTTGCACGAGGCTGCTGGCGACGGGCGGCGGGTGCGTGCCATCGGTATCACTGCCGACGTGGTGAATGGCAACCAGCGGCGTTATCGTCGGTCTGTGCTGGCATCCGCAGTTGAACAGTTGAACAATCATTTGCATGAAAGCGCCGGTCAGGGGCGGTTGATTGCCACTGGCGAGGCGGAACATCCTTCGGACAAGGGCGGGCGCTCCAGTTTGCTGGAAACGGTAGTCAAGTGGGAGGCAGCATCCCTCGACAGTGCCGGTAAGGTGCTGTTGGAGGGCGCTATCCTACCTACCAGCAAAGGCAAAGATATCCAGGTGCTTGTCGAGCATGGCGTTCCGGTTGGCGTTTCCATGCGTGGTTATGGATCGTCGATGTTCGTGCAAGAAAGCGGACAGACGGTTCAGGAAGTGACGGAATTGACCATTACGGGGTTTGACCTGGTTGCCCAGCCGTCAGACCCCAACGGGCGGTTGCTGGAAAGCCAGCAGGGAGAAATGAAGGCTATGAATCTGGAAGAACTGTTACGGCTGTTGCAGGAAAAGCCGGAACTGCGTGAGGCACTGCTGAATAAGCTCGGCCTGGCAGAGAAGGCGGCGTTGGCGGAAAGCCTGGGCGTCAAGCCTGACCAGTTGCAAGAAGCTCTTGGCAAGGCGCAGGCGGCGCAGGCGGAACTGGCAGAGCGCAAGCGCATCGAAGCCGTCGAAGCTGCCATCGCCGAAACGACGAAGGAACTCAAGTACGGCGATGCGCTGAACAAGCTCTTTGTGGAAGCGGTGCGCGCTGCGAAGCCGGCGCAAGCGGCAGACGTGGCCGGCATCGTGGAAGCGAAGTGCACGGAGTATGACGCCATCGCCGCGGCGGGCAAGATGGCCAGCATGGGCAAGGGCGTCGAGGTCAAGGGGCCGGTCTTCGAGGCGCAGACGGGGCAGCCTGAGTACACCCGCGCTGCCTATCACTTCACCGAGCGCCTGGCAGAACGCGGCTATGGCCGCATCCGCGACCTACGTGAAGCGAAGACGCCGGCTGCGCTGTTTGCCCGGCGCTACCTGGAACAGTATGACGCTGCGCACAAGGCGCAACTACTGGCAGAGTCGCAGCGCCTGCTGACCGAAGCGGAACAGGTATCTGACCTGAATCTGCCCTACAGCGTGATGCGCAGCATCGTGGCAGAGGTCGCGCCCGAGTTGGTTGCCCTGTCGGTCTTTGACAGCGGTTTCGCCGACAGTTCGCCGACGCGCATCTACTACGAGAACTATGCCGCGGAGACTGGCGCGCAGCCGACTGTGACTGACGAAGCCGTCACTGCTGACCTCGGTGAATGGGTTGCCCTGGCGCACGCTCGCATTCAGCCGGGCACGGTGGTTGTGACCAACAGCGGCGGTGGGACGACCTACAGCGAGTACACCGACTACTTGATCGACTACGCCAACGGGCGGCTCTACACCGTCGCCACGATCACCGATGGCCAGGCGCTGAAGGTTGACTACACCTACGACGCCACGCGCGGCGGGGAACTGAGTGCAATCCAGCGGGGCAAGGGGCAACTCTCCTTCCAGACGATTGAGCTTGCTGCTGACCGCCTCGCACAGCAAATCAGCGACGAAGCCGTCACCTATGCGCGGACGCAACTCGGATGGGATGCGACCACGCGCACGATGAACATGATCATCCGCGAGATTCGCCAGATGATTGACACGGGCATCATGCGGTTGGCGATTGCCCAGGCGCACATCTCTGGCAACAGCGGCGGCGCTTGGACGGCGGCCACTGACACCGTTGATGCGCTTGTGCAGAAGATCGGCGTTGCGAAGGTCGCAATGCAGAACAAGTTCTACACGCCGTCGGCCATCCTGCTGTCCATGACGAACGCTGACCGCCTCTCGAACTGGAGTGCGTTTGCCGTGTCGCTGAATCGTGCGGATGCAAGCCAGGCTCCCGGCGCGCTGGGGCCGGGTGACACCGGTCTGCGGGTGAAGGGCTTGCCGGTTTTCGCGTCGACCGAAATGCCGGACACGAAGATTCTCGTTGCGCATCGTGAGCTTGTGCAGTATCGCGTGTTGGCGTCGAAGCCCATGACGATGAAGGGGCCGTATCCGAGCTACCACACCGATGGCAAGCTCATCGCCGCCGATCAGTACTACGTCGAGGAGTACAACGCGACCGTGGCGCTGATTGCCGACAAGGGCGCGTTCGTCACCGTTGTGTAACTGGTGTGACAAGCAACGGGGGATAGGGTGACAGGGTTGCCCTATCCCATTTCTGAGAAAGGAAGGGAAGCATGAAAGCGAAGTTCTATATCGGTGTCACGGTGGCGCTACTGTTGGTTGTGGCGCTGGGTACGGGCATGGGCAGCCAGGCTCAGGCGCAAGAGCGGGCGCCGGCTGTCACCAAGCAAGCTACCTATCTGCTGTATCCAGCGACGGCCATTTCCGGCTCTGCCACGACCTACACTGCCAGTCCGCGCAACGTGGCGACCGGGCTTGACGCATCGAAGGTGAACGGCTGGGCGAATGTGGACGTGTTTGCCACGGTTGACATTGCTACGAGCGCCTATGTGACACTGACCTTGCAGTACAGCGCCGACGGTGCGAACTGGGCAGATGCTGACTACGAATATGCGACCGGCAACACGACCGGCACGGTGGCCACAAAGACGCACGTGCGCTACATGACGGCGGATGGCACGGAACTGATTCAGGCAGTAGCGGCGGGTGAGTTCATGCGCGTGAAGATCGAGAACAGTGCATCGATCACGCCGACTATCTACGTGACCTACCGTAACTGAGGTGACGACATGCTGACCGTGCGCAATCGCGGCAATGAGCCTGCCATCGTAGGCGACAAGTATCTGTTTCCGGGTCAATCCAACCGATACCGCGATCATGTCGCACGGTCAGCGATCGCTGGCAACCCCGGCGCGTTGGTGATTGTGGAAGATGCGCCCGTGCCCGTAGAGGTTGATTGGACGCAGATCAAGGGCATTGGGCCGCAGTTGTCCGAGGCGCTGCGCTACATCGGTCTGCGCACGGTAGAGGACGTGCGCACCTACGTTGCAGAGCATGGCGCCGAGGCGCTGTTGGCGGTGCCTGGAATGCATGACAAGCGACTGGGCGCGCTGCTGGCATTTGTAGGGGTGGAATGATGGCAGTCACGTTGGCGGCGCTGGTGGCACGGCTTCAGGCGCAGGTTCCGGCAAAGAACAGCATTCCAGCAGCGGCTGACTACAGCCAGCACGTGCAAGACGGCGTGCTGCAACTGAGTCAGGATGCACCCATGCGCAAGATTGCCACGTTGACCATTGTCAGTGGCACGGCTGACTATGCTCTGCCGGCTGATTTTCTATTCCTGATTGACTTCCCGGTGTTGGGCACGAAAGACGGCGTGATGGTCAACGCAAGCGGCATTATCCCTTTGCCATCGTCGTGGTGGGTAGAGGATATCACGATCGCAGGCGACACGCTGACCATCACGCCAACGCCAACGTACACGCTTGAGCGCTCCTACCGCTATGCGGCGCGGCACGTGTTGACCGGCTCTATCGGCAGCGAAACCTACGCTGCGCTGAATGAGAATGCTGCACGTGTGGCGCTCCTGTATGCCCAGTATCTGGCGCTGATACAGCAGGCGGTATCGGTCGCCGGCAGCGCATGGAAGTACAGCATCGGCGATGAATCGGTAGACAAGTCCCAACAGGCGAGCGGCTACAAAGCCGCGGCGGAAGTAGCGCTTGCAGGCTATCGGCGTGCCATTGCGCCATTCAAGGGATTCGGATTGTGAACACCGACTGGACGGCGATGGCGGCTGACTTGGCGGAGATCCGTGCCGATAACGAGGTGAGCGTTGCGCTCCGTCGTGGAGCGACTACGCTGGCGGCGCAGAATGTACGGATTGCGCAGGCGGGGCGCCAGGCAGCGCAACTGGCAACGGGTGAATTGGAGGCGGCATTGATTGAGGCGACGGTGCTTGGCGGCACTACCCTGGACATTGCACCCGGCGACAGATTCACCGTTGCGGGCATTCTCTATGAGGTCACAGCGGTTGCGCCGAACCGGCGCGTTGGCGTGCGCGCACGGGCAAGGATGATTCAGTGATGGCCAGTGATGTTGCGCTATGGGTTTTCGGGTGTGTTTTCGGCATGGCGCTGATTGCCGGCGCGCTCGTGTTCGTGGCGAGACGTGTTGGCGCTACGCTCCGCGATATGGTCATGGACTGGGTTGATCGACTATGAACGGCTTCGGCGGGGATGGCATTGGCAGTACTGCCACGGACGCAGGCAACATCATCACTGGAAAAGACAACGTGCAGGTTGTGACGACAATGGACAAGCGCCCCCATGATGACACCAACGATCTATGGCGTGCGGTGCAACGCATCGAGACGAACGTGATGAGCCTGGGCAACAAGTTGGATTTGGCGCTGTCCGAGCAGGGGCGCTTGTCGCAGAATGGGCAGTCCGTGACGCAGCAATTATCGATGTCCGTGCAACAGCAGGTTCAGTTGGCGACGCAAGTAGCCGCTTTGACGACAGCGGTCGCACAGATTGAACGGCAGTTGGCGATATTGGAATCCAGAGGATTCAGCCGCACGGATTGGTTGCTGCTGGCGATTCTGGGCTGCGGGGCGTTGGCGAGTTTGATTTCTATCATGTGGATGTACCGATGAGCGGCTCGATTCGATGGGTGCGCCCACCTGACGGGTTGGCCAGGGCGGTTGAAATGTACGGTGATCGGGTGCTCGTGGCAGTGACGGCGGTAGCCGGGCGCATTGCCACCATCATGCAGAACAGTGCGCGGGGCAATGCACCGTGGACGGATCGCACTGGCAACGCGCGCACCGGTCTGTTTGGTACGGCAGAGCGCGACGTTGCGCAGCGCCTCGTGACCATCTACCTGTCACACGGCGCCGACATCGATTACGGCAAGTGGTTGGAACTGGCGAACGCTGGAAAGTACGCTGTAATCATGCCCACCATCGAAGCATATCTGCCAGAGTTGCGGGCGGAACTGGACGCTTTGTTTTCATGATTACGTCAATCGTGAGCATCCTCCAAAGTGACGCAACACTGGCGGCAATCCTGCCAGGCGGGGTGCATCGATCACAGGAAATCAGCCGACAGGCGACGGCGGCGGCGTATGACGCCAACAGAGAATTGCGACCGTGCGCATTGGTCAAGCAGGAAAGTGCGACCCCGTGGGGGCCATACGAACATTCAGGCCGGTTGTACATTGTCGTGTGGCTTTACCAGCGCTTTGGCTATGACGCCATTGAGCAGGCGCGCCAGAGGATATACACACTGTTGCACCGGCAGCAGATTTCGCCAACAGGTGGGGGAGGGTGTTGGGATGTAAGCCATGTGAATGACGTGCTTGACCAAGAAGATTCAACGTTGGGCGCGGCGATGACAGTAAGCAGGTATGTAGCGACGATTCGGCGAGTTTGAACTTTCAGTGGAGGAATGAATCATGCCTTTGACGAGTAACCCCAAGACATTTGGTCTGCGACAGATTACGTTGGTGTCGATTCCGGCTGGCACGACGGTCGCGCTGCCCGCCGCGCAAACTATGACCTTCAAGGAGGTCCTGACCAGCGGCGAGCTGCGCGGCAACGATGCGACGGTGGCCATCGCCGCCTATCTGGACAAGTTGGCATGGTCGATGGAGAGCGGCGGCTTTTCCTTCGATGCGATCAAGGTGATGACGGGTCGCACGATTACGGCAGCCGGCACTACGCCGAACCAGAAGAACACCATCCTGGCGCGGGCCGGCGATACGTATCCGTACTTCAAGATCTACGGCAAGATCATGAATGAGGATGGCAGCGACGTGCACTGCTTGATCTACAAGGCGAAGTTGCTGGATGGTCTGGAAGGGGAATGGAAGGATGGTGAGTTCTTCATCCAGGGCGCCAGCGGCATCGCGGTTGACGACGGCTCGAAGCTGTATGAACTGGTTCACAACGAGACGGCTACCACCGTCCCCGGCTCGTAAGCGGAGTGATGATGAATCTGCAAGAGTGGCGAGAGAGGCAGAGCCGTGGGGAAGACGCCAAGCTACCCAGCGGCCTCGTTGTGCAGGTGCGGCAAGTATCCATGTTGGATTTGGCGGCGGGAGGGAAGATTCCCGCCGTGCTGAAACCGCAACTTGACGCGTTGATTGGCGGCAACGGCGTCAAAATGACCATCGATCGGCTGGGACAGTTTGTCGAGGTGGTGGATTTGGTGTGCGGAGCGTGCATCGTTGGGCCGGACGATCTGAAGGTGGCGGAACTGCCCTATCAGGATCGGATCGCTATCTTCAACTGGGCCAACGAAGCGGGTGGTAAGTTGCAGCCCTTTCGCGAACAACAGGCAGAATCTGTGGGAGCTTGATGGGCTGGCGCAACGGTACGGGCAGCGACCGTCGAGCTTCCTGGGGCTGCCTTCTGATTCCTGGGAAGCCTATCAGTTGGATTTGGCGACATGGACTGTCGGGCGATGGATTGACGGTAAACTGTCCGAGCGGGACAAGAAGGGCAATCCAGTGCACAACCTGGCAAAGTTGTTGGGGGATGAAACTGCGCAGGCGCGGGAGTTCACGCCAGTTGACGCGACGCAGTTGCGCAAGGTGCGCGTCAAGGCTGACGGCACCTGGGACGAAAACTGACAGGCGGTTATCGTGATTAACCTCGGCAGTGCTTACGGCGAAATCCAGATCGGGACGGGTGGCGCTGAACAGAATATCCAGGGGCTGGCTGATAAGCTGCGAGGTATCGGCAGGGCGATGAGCCTGGCGATTACGACGCCGCTGGCCGGCGTAGCTGCGATGGCGCTGAAAAGTGCAGGGGACTTCGAGCAGAGCTTGAATGTCATGCAGCAGGTAAGCGGTGCAACGGCGTTGCAGATGCAGGCGTTACAGGCGCAGGCGCTGTCACTTGGCGCTGAAACATCGTTTAGCGCAGGGGAGGCAGCGAGCGCAATGCTCGAGCTGGCGAAAGCCGGGTTGAGTGTAGATGAGGTGACGGCGGCCATCGGCGGTACGATGGACTTGGCGGCCGCGGGCGGCCTTGACCTGGCGATGGCCGCCGAAATCACGGCGAACGCAGTCAACTCGTTTGGGCTGGAGGCATCGGCTGCAAGCGACGTGGCGAATCTTCTCGCAGCAGCGGCGAATGCTTCGTCGGTAGAGGTGACAGACCTGGCGCAAGGGATGCAAATGGCCAGCGCTGTGTTCGCGTCCAGCGGGCAGAGTATCGAGTCACTGAATACCGCGCTAGCCCTGTTAGGGAACAACGGCATGAAGGGCAGCGACGCCGGTACGTCGCTCAAAACCATGCTGATGCGGCTGACCGCACCGACTGATGAGGCAGCCGAGTTGATGGCCAGCCTGGGTATCAGCGTGTACGACGCCGAAGGGAAGATGCGAGCACTGCCAGACGTGCTGGCTGATATGCAGCAGGCGCTGTATGGCACGAACGCCGTGACGATGCACAGTTCTAATCTGACAGCAGAGCAAGCTGCGCGCATGGAAGATTTGGGGAACCGCATCGCCAAAACGCAAAGCAAACTGGCGGACTATCAGAGCGGCATCGCCGGTGTTGCGCAGAGCGAAGAAGACAAGATCGTCTCAATCGGCAGGCTCAATCGGGAGTTGGCGGCGCTGCAAGCTGAGTACACGGGATTGGCGAGCGTCGGAGGGTCTACCTCGACGGTGATGCGGACGCTGACAGAGGAGCAGCGGACACAGGCGCTGACGGCCATTTTTGGCGCGGATGCTATCCGCGCGGTGAATATCCTGTTGAAGGAAGGTGAAGCCGGTTGGACGGACATGTCGGCTGCCCTGGGGAACGAAACAGCGGCGGCGGATGTGGCGGCTGCGCGCATGAAAGGATTTTCCGGCGCAATCGAATATCTGAAGGGGTCGATTGACTCATTTCTGATTGAAACCGCGCTGCCGTTTCTGGACTCCCTGAGCGGGTTTGTCCGGTATGGAGCGGATTTGATTTCGAGCTTTAGCGCCATCCGCGGGCCGGTCAAGAATGCTGCGCTGGCCTTCGCTGCTGTGTTGGCGGCGGCGGGGCCGGTGATGCTGGCGATTCCGGCGATTGGGGCGGCGTTGGGATTCTTGGTCAGTCCCATCGGGCTGGTGGTGGCAGGCGTGGCGGCGCTGGCAGCGGCATGGACAATGAATCTGGGAGGGATTCAAGAGGCGACGGCGGCGGCGTGGTCTGCTATC